TCGCGCCACCGAACGGCGTGCTCATGCACCCGCGGAGATTGGGCTACCTGCTCAAGGCCAAGGACACCGCGACCAACTACATCTTCAACATGCAGGGCAGCTTCCGGGCGCCGAACTTCCTGCCCGCGCTGCAGAGCACCACGCGCGCCGACGGGGCCACCTTCGGGGCCCTCGACACGCCGCCGGTGTCGTTCCTGGGGATCCCGCTGGGGACCTCGGTCAACATCCCCACCAACCAGAACTTCGGGACCTCGGGTGGCTCCGACCAGGACGTGATTCTGGTCGCGAACTGGAACGAGGCGCACTGGTTCCAGCGCCAGGACGTGACCATGGACACGACCGACGTGGCCGGCACCTCCTGGGAGCAGAACCAGGTCTGGATCCGCGGCGAGGAGAGGGTTGGGTTCACCGCTGAGCGGTACCCGACTGCTTTCGGCGTCGTTCACGGCAAGGGCCTCGCGGCCGCCAACGTCTAGGGGAGGGCCGAAGATGTCGTTCCAGGTTCTCCAGAACACCCTGGTGGCAGCGGCCGCCGGCACCGACGTCACGCTGGTGATGGGCATCGTGCCCTCCGGCTACACGCAGGGCGTCTACCTGCCGTCCCGCATTTCGCTGACCTCGCCGGCCCTTCTGACGGGCGCCACCGCGACCGCCATCACCTTCACGTTCCAGACCCGGCGGGCGAACTCGGTGATCGGCACCGTGGCGTCCCTGGTCACCATCACCGGCGTCAACCTGGCGGCCGGCATCGAGACGGTGATCGCCCTCTCGGGCACCGCGCCGGCCATCCTGGCCGGTGACCAGCTCGAGCTGGTGCTCACGCACGCCTCCACTGGCACCGCCTACGGCGCTGTCCTGGCGCGCTGCGAGCTCCAGTGAGCACGGGTGACGCCCAGGCCACCTCGAGCGTTCCCGGGACCGGCGACGTCCAGACGCCTGGTGCGCCGCCCATCCACGTCGACACGTCCAACGACCCCGTCATCGTGAGCCAGGGCGATCGCGCCCTGGCTCCCGGTTCGGCCATCGCGCCCGAGCACTTCGTCGACAAGTCCAGCGACCCGCACATCGTGCCGACCGCCGGCGAGTTGCGGGAGAAGGGCTACGAGGTCGATCCCGAGCTGGCCGACGACGCCCCGGTGGGCAAGTTCTCGGCCGACGCCCACGAGCCGGGCCAGGAGGCCCCACAGGAGCCGGGCACCGGTGACGAGCCGGGCGCGGCGGGAACCCTGATCGAGGCCGACCCGCACGCCTACGAGCCGCCTCCGGACCCCGGAGCTCCGGCTGTCGACCCCGACCCCGACGTCGCGACCGGGGAGTTCCAGGCTGGCGCGGCTGCCGCGGACGCGGGCGAGGAGCGCCAGAACCCGTACGATCGGCGCACCCGTCAGGGCAAGGACTGGGACGCCGGCTATGACTCGGTGAGCGCGTGAGCCTGGTCCTGATCCTGGCCGCGCTCTTCCTGGCCGCTCTGAGCCTGCTCGACCTGAAGCAGGTGAACCCCTACTGGGCGATCGCGCTGCTGGCGGTTGCCATCCTGGTGGGTGGGAATCTCTCGGTCGACCCGCGCACCTGGTTCCATCGCAGCCCGCCGCCCTCGGGGTAGCTCTCATGTCGATCGACTGGACGTACTGGCCAAGCAGCCCGTACTGGAACGATTCCTTCGCGGATTACCGGCCGCCGTGGGTGACGCCGTCGCGGCCGACCACCATCCGCTGGGAGTCGGCCCAGACGCTGGCGCCCACGGACTTCCCGGTTTCGGTGGCGATGGCCAAGAACTACGCCAAGATCGACGTCGGCGACGATGACGAGCTGGTGGAGTTCTTCTTGGGCGCGGCCACGGCTCGGGTCGAGGCCGAGACCTCGCTCTCGTGCCTGACTCAGACCTGGCAGCTCCTGCTCGATCGCTGGCCGGGCCAGGGCCGGGTCGAGTACTGGCCGGAGCCCTCGCCGCGGCTGGGTGACATCCTGCTCCCGCGCTGGCCGGTGCAGAGCATCACCAGCTTCGTCTTCACCGACCAGACCGGTGCCCCCAACACGGTGGCGACCAGCGTCTACGGCTTCGACCCGGCCAGCCAGCCGGCGCGGGTCTACCTGAAGTACGGCCAGAGCTGGCCCAGCTCGCCGGCGCTGGCTGGCGGCCCGGCCATCGTGGGCACCTTCGTGGCCGGCTACGGCGCCACCGCGTCGACCGTCGACTACCGGGCCCGACTGGCCATCCTGCGCATCTTCAAGCACTACTACGACAACCGTGACGACATCGTGGTCGACCAGCGCATCCGCTCGGTCGAGGTCCCCAAGGGCGCCCAGGACCTGATGGACCAGCTCACGGTCGGCGCTATGGTGGCGTAATGCCCCAGGACGGCAGGAAGCGGAAGCGGCTGCTGCTCCAGAAGCGGGGCGCTCAGGTCCTGGACTCAGAGGGCAACGTCGCCGACAACTGGCAGGACGTGATGCTGGTCTGGGCCGAGATCACGCAGCCCTCGGTGCTGGCCCAGGCGGCTAGCGGCCGCGAGCAGGAGATCGCCGAGCAGCCCGAGCAGCGGCTACCCCACCTGCTCTTGATGCGGGGCAACCTGGCACCCTACATCGACCACAACTGCCGCTTCCTGTACCAGGGCCTGACGGTGCCCCCGGCGCGCGTCTTCGACGTCCTCACGGCCACCCTGGTGGGCGAGCTGGGCTGGATTCTCCAGGTGCAGGTCATGGAGATCATCCGGCCGGATCAGTTCTGATGGCTCGCGCTCGCGCCAAGCTCGACGTCGACACGACAGCGTTCCAGACCTCGGTCGGGCCAGCCTTCGCCGAGCTCCGCCGGACGGCTGTCAACTACGCCCAGGAGCGGGCCCACCGGATCGCCGACATTGCGCGCATCCTGGCCCCGCGGTTGAAGCGTCTCGATCCCCGCTTCTACCCCGGCGAGCTGGCTGACGCGATCCTGGTGGAGCGGGTCGGCGACACCACCTGGCAGATCACCGTGAACGTGCGCTGGGCGGCGTTCCTGGAGTTCGGGACCTCGAAGATGCTGGCCCAGCCCTACTTCCGGCCCGCGGTCGCCATGGTCGAGGCAGAGAGCAGGCTGTAAAGGGCGGCGGTCGGATCCGCTTCGCGCGCCCCCGACTGACGGCTGAGACCAGGTTCCGGAGCCGACCTGGCCGCCTGTCGAGGGTTCTCACTTCCGACCGCCGCAACCCCATGGTACCCTCCAGGCCGCTTCACGTTGGCTCAGGTTCGCGGACGACGGGAAGGAGGGGGGTAGTGTTCCTCCGGGCCCGTAGGAGGCACACATGCGGCGATTTGCTCTGGGGCTCATCGGGTCCTTGACGCTCACCCTCACGCTGGCCGTGCCGGCCCTGGCGGCGCCCCTGGAGCGCCAGGCGCCGGCTGCCGTGGCACCCCACCGCCTTGTGGTGCGGCCGCAGCAGGCGGTCCTCGAGAAGGTCTCCGGCGAGCTGGTCACGACCGCCGCCGAGCGCGATCTGGCCGAGGCCCAGGAGGTCGACCTCCAGGCTCAGACGGTCACGCTGCAGGGCCAGGTGGCGGCGCTCCAGACCCAGCAGACCGCGCTCCAGGCCCAGGTCGAGGCCCTCAAGCGGCAGCTCGCCAGCCTCGGCGGCCGGGGCGCCGGCGGCCGCGCTATGTCGGCGCCGGGAGCGGGCCTGGGGCCCTTCAGCAACGCCCGCTTCGCCTACGGCTACTGCACCTGGTACGTGGCGTCGTGGCGGCAGGTGAGCTGGACCGGCAACGCCATCGACTGGTGGCCAAACGCGCGGGCCGCGGGCATGGCGGAGGGCCAGGCGCCGGCGGTGGGCGCGATCGAGGTCAGCTCGGCCAGCGCGTGGGGGCATGTGATGCTGGTCCAGGCCGTCTACGGGCCGGATAGCTGGCTGGTCACCGAGATGAACTACGCGGGCTGGAACGTGATCGATCAGCGGATGGTCTCGCGCGCCAACGAGCCGCTGGTCGGGTTCATCTACGGCTGATGCTAGGCTTCGGCCAGCGCTAACCATTCACTGAGGAGAGCAGGTGGCCAGATCCATCATCACGCCCGTCATCCCGACCGTGCTCGGTGTGGCCGCCTCCACCGTCGCGGTGGACGCCGCGGCTGCCCCCAACGGCATGACCATCATCAACGTGACCTCGCGCACGATCCTGCGCCTGATCACGACCGGCACCATCATCACGGTCACGATCAAGTCGGCCTACACGGTCGCAGGCCTGCTCCTGGCGGACGCCGCCGGCATCGCTTCTCAGGCCACCGGTACGCTCTGGCTGGGGCCCTTCGCGTCCCACCTGATCCAGCCGGCGGTCGGCACGGTGTCGGGCACGCCTGAGGTCTGGCTGAACTTCTCGGTCGCCACCGGCGGCACCGTGGAGGCGCTCACGCCCGGCTCGTGAGCCTGAGCACAGGAGCCGCCCTGGGGCAGTGGATCCGGACCCTGGGTCTGGGCCTGGACGTGAGCAACCGGATCTCCAAGATCCCGGCCAAGCGGCCCTACATCACCATCGCCGATAACCAGCCGATGGTCCCGGGGCCGCTCGAGGACGGCGGCCCCGGCACCTGCGAGGAAACCTGCCTGATCGATGTCTGGCAGAGCTGGAAGACGCAGGCGGCCGCGGGCGGCCAGCTCGAGGACCCGACCATCCCCAACCGGCTGATCCTGGCCATCCACGGCAAGGTGCCTGTGGACAACCTGGGCAAGCCGATCCTGGCCACCGGGGTGGGCGGCACCGGGGTCATCTACCGGGTCAAGGTGGTCAGTAACCACCAGGTCTCCGACCCCTCCGCCGAGAACCTGGTGCACAATGCGATCACCGTGGTGGTCTGGAGACAGATGTGATCGCGCTGGCTGTTTCGATAGCCCTGCTGGCGGCCGGCATGGCCCTGGTCGGCGTCCTCCTGTGGCGCGCGCTTCAGCAGCAGCGGCAGATCCTGGCCCTGCTAGGGGTAGAGGTCCAGCTTCAAGCCGTGGAGGCCAAGCAGGCCAAGCAGCGTCACGCCTGGCACCACAAGGTCTCGCCGCCCACGCTTTCGGAGGATGGCCTGTGGTCCGGCTCCTGCTCTTGCGGCTTCGAGGCAATGCCCACCGATTCCGCTACGACGGTGCTGGACCAGCTCGAGGCGCACAAGCGGTCGATGCCGCGGAGGATGTCAGCGTGATCCAGGTCTCAGTTCCCGACAGCGCTGGTCCCGAGCTCTCGCTCACGTACGGCGGTGGCGACCGGATCGTCTACCAGGTGGCGAAGGACGGCACCGTCGAGGTGGAGCAGCGGCACCTGGACGCCTTCCTTGCCGTCATCACGGGATCGGCTCGAGCCGGCGCGGAACCCCCGCCGGCGGCCGCGCAGGGCGTGGAACCCACGCCGGAGGAGAAGTAGATGACGCTCCAGCGTTTCAGCCGGGTGCTCTCGGTCGACGACTGCCGCATGTCGAAGCTGCTGACCGAGCCGGGCACCGGCATCGGAGCGGCCACCTACTCGGCCTCGGTTGACGCCGTCGGCATCCGCAACATCTCCTGGACGCCGACCTACAAGTCGCTCGAGCTGCGCGGCGACAACCAGGTCCTGGACACCGACGTGATCCCGGGCGTGGTCACCGGCAAGATGGAGTGGGCGAAGATCAACTTCGACGTCCTGACCCTGCTCTGGGGCGCCACCATCGGTGATACCGGGGTGACTCCCAACCAGGTCTCCAAGCTGTCGCTGATCGGCGGCCAACTCCCGGTCTACTTCAAGCTCGAGGCGCAGTGCAAGACCACCGACTTCGCCACCCAGCCCGGTGACGTGCACTTCACGCTCTTCAAGTGCAAGATCGTGACCGGGCCGGACGAGATCATGACCGACGCGGACTACGGTCTCCAGACCATCACGTTCAAGGCGGTCCAGCCCCGGTCGACCGATCCCTGGGCCCTGATCACCTTCAACGAGACGGCGGCGGCGGTCGCGTAGCACCTGTCCATGACCGGGGCGGTCACGGTGACCGCCCCGGTAGGGCGCCGGAACCCCGCGCCCGAAGGAGTAATGCGTGTCCGAGAGCACGGACAACCGAGCCCTGCTGGCCGCCGGCAGGGAGATCACGCTGGCGGACGGGACCAAGACCCAGCTCCGGTTCCACAACGCCGCCATCCTCCAGCTCGAGGAGGTCTACGGCAGCCTGGACGCGATGATGACCACGATCTCACGCTCGCGCAAATACATGCACAACGTGCGCGACGTCTTCGCGATTGCCTTCGGCGTCTCCGCCGAGCAGGCCCTGGCCATGATCGATGGACGTCGATCCCTGGAGTACTTGACCGCCATCACGGTGGTGGCCTGCGAGTCGATGGGGATCGACTACGAGGAGGCCCGTGCGAAGGCTGAGGCGGCGCGTGAGGCCCAGGCCTCGGGGGAAGCTTCGGGCGCCGCGTCCCCTGGAGCGCCCTCTTCCGTCTCGCCGTCGGTGAGCACCGCGTCAGCCCTCGAGAGTTCTGGTACGGCATGACGCCCTTCCAGGTGATTTCGCTGGCGCCGCCGCGGCAGGCTGACCTGGGCCCGGGCCGGCGGCCGGCGACACTGGTGGACCTCCAGGAGTGGGTGGCCGCCGGGCCGATGGCGGACGATGCCTGAGCTCGCGCCGCTCAAGGTCCGGGTCGAGTTCGACGGCAGCCAGCTCGAGGAGGGCGCGGCCGAGGTCGAAACCTTCAGCAAGGCGGTCGAGACCAAGATGTTGCCCGCTGGCGACGCCTTCGTCACCTTCGGCGAGAAGGGCGAGGTGGCCTCGGTCAAGATCAGCTCGGCCACCGCCAAGAGCCGCTCTGACCTCGACAGCCTGGAGGCCCGGACGCGTGAGTTCGCGGCTGGCATGGACAAGGATCTCAGCGCCGGCAGTCAGGCCTTCATCAAGCTGGGCGAAGAGGGCGCGGTCTCCCTGGAGAAGTTGAGCGTCAACATCGAGGGCGCCGGCCAGGACGTGGAGGCGCTGGGCGGGGATCTGCTCGGGATCGGGCCGCCAGGCCTGGCCGCCGCGGCCGCCATCACCGCCGTGGCCGCGGCCGCCACCATCGCCCTCCTGCCGGTGCTGGCCTTCGGGGCCGGCCTGGTGGCGACCCTGACCCTGGGCGTCGGCGCCGTCGGCGTCTTCGGCTTGATGGGCGTGGCCGTGGTGGCCCTGGCCGAGCACTTCAACAACTGGGCCGAGGCCTCGGCCAACCTGACCACGGCCACCACCACCCTCACGACCGCCCAGGACGCCCACACCAAGGCTCTGCGCAGCCTCCAGGAGGGGGAGGCGGCGGTGGCCAACACGCGCGTCCTGTCTCAGTCCCAGCTCCTCCACCTGCAGGATCTGCAGGCGGCCGTGGTCAAGACCTCGAACGACCTGGCGGCCGCCCAGAAGGGCGTGGCCGTGGCCACCGAGGCAGCCAACAACCCCTTCACGATCCTGCTCGCGGACCTCAACAAGATGGCCACGACCCTGGGTCAGCAGGCAACGCCGGCGGCTGAGGCGCTGCTCGGGTTCATCGACACCCTGATCCCCGATATCCAGACCTTCGGGTCCAACATGGTGACCTGGTTCGGGGACAAGCTGCCCGTGATGCTGCCGATCGTGCGCGACCTCTTCGACGCCATCATGGAGGCGATCGACCGGCTGGCCCTTGGGCTCTCCCCGATCTTCGACGAGATCACCAAAGACCCGGTCGGGTTCGAGCAGGCGTTCTCCAAGAGCGCCAACGACATCGTGGCCGCGATCGTCGGGCTGGTGCAGAACTTCGACAACCTGCGCAAGTGGTGGGAAGGGGACGGCCAGAAACTGGCCGCTCAGGTGTCCTTCGTGATGGACTTCATCGGGGCCGCGATCCAGTCCATGATCTTCGAGATCCAGCTCGTCATCTGGCTGGCCCAGGCGATGGGGCTCGCCTTCAGCCTGCTGGGGACCGCCCTGCACGATGCCGCGCTCCGGATTCAGGACGGCTTCAACATCATCGCGGGGGCTGCCGATGCGGCCCGCCGCGCCGTCGACGGGCTGGCCCAGAGGATCACGAGCCTGCCCGGGGTGACCGGGATCATCTCCGCCACCGAGACCCTTGCGGGCGGCAATCTGTTCGGCCGGGCCGCCGGCGGCGCCATGGTCCCGAACGCGATCTACGACGTCGGCGAGGATGGCCCGGAGCGCGTCTTCATGGGCCAGCACGGCGCCGTGGTGGTCCCGGGCACGCCAGACGGCCGCCGGAGCGGGAACACGATCCACGTGCACATCAACGGCAGCGGCCTCAACTCTGACCAGGTGGGCAAGGTTGTCATGGCCACGCTGCGCCAGCACGTGCTGATGTATGGCTGACCTCCTGATCCAGTGGGTCGATCCGGC